ACGTTGAGCGCCATTCCCTTTAAGGCAAGCACTGAAATTGAAGGCGTCTTTACCAGCATCACTCTGACCAGTGGCACTGTTGTTGCATACAGGCTTTGATCATGAGTGACACCAACGTTTATGGCATTGATTACTCGGTAGGCGCTACGTTTATTGGCGATACTACAACCCGCACAGGTCGCTGGGGAGCGATTCATTTCACGACAAACTCTCAAATTGACGCTATCACAACACAGAACTGGGATGGTTCTAGTTTGTCTAGTCAGTCAATGAGTGCCGCCACGACCATATACGGCGTATTCACCAGCATCAAGCTGCAAAACGGCCACTGCGTTGCATATAAACTCTGATGGCATTGGCTGTACCGCTACGCAAGGTTGCCAGCAAGTTGATGGCAAAGTTTGGTGGTGAAGTAACAATTCGTGTAGTGACTCCAGGGGCTTACAACACAACCACTGGCGCCATCACAGAAACCACTGCTGACACTGCAGTGCGTGGCGTGCTTGAGGATGTGAACGCTCGTGAGGTGAACGAGCTGATCCAAGCAAGCGACAAGAAACTGACGGTAGCTGCAGCAGACCTAGCAGCAGCACCTAGCACGGCTGACCGTGTAGTGATCAGCAGCGTGAGCCATCAGATTATTAGGGTCACTACGATTGAACAGGACAACACGGCTATTACGCACGAGCTAATCCTGAGGGCATAGTGGCACGACGCATCAACCTATCGCAGATTGGCAGTTACTCCCAAGAGAAGTTTGAGCAGTTGCTGCGGGTGGTTGTGTTTGAAACAGACAGCAGGCTAAAGCAAGAAAGCCCTGTTGATACTGGACGCTTTCGCGCTAGCTGGGCGATCAGTGAGCAGGGAACTCCGGGATACGATGCAGGACCTCAAGCCAGTGATGCTGCAATCAGACCGCCACGCAAACTTGATTATCAAGTAGAGCGTGCTGGTGGTGTTTATCACATCCATAACAATCTGCCGTATGCAGAAAAACTGGCAGGTGGTAGCAGCACGCAAGCCCCCGCAGGGTGGACGGAACGAATCGCCCGTGAAATGACTGCTTATGCTCAGCAACAAGCCAAGCGCATAGGGAGACAAGACTGATGGCAGCCGTCAACCTCAACACCATCCGCTCAACCATCGAGGGCAGGCTTGCTACTGAGCTGGCATTGGCACCAGTGATCCCGGTTGTGTTTCACAACCAACCCTCAACCCCAACGCCTAACAGCTCCTTTGTCCAATGCCTTGTCAGCTTTGGCAACAATAACTTCCTGACGATGGGTGGCACCACTGGCAGCAGTAACAGCGTCATCGGTGTCATCGTGATGAATGTCTTTACGCCAAAGGGTGTTGGACCTGGCGCAAATCTGACAATAGGTAAGCGAATCCGTGACCTTTACAATAGGCAAGTAGTCAGTGGCGTTCATTTTGATCCGCCTACTGGACCCGAGGTGGTGGCATCGCCAGCTCCAGAGGGTTACTTCCAAACACAGGTCAGATTGACCTTTGAAACCTTCGAGGATCTCTAACCATGGCCTTCTACCGGGGACAGCAAGGCAGCGTCAAGTTTGACGATGCTGGCTCTTCTGCCGCAGCTATCACCAGCACCCGCTCTTGGTCTTTGACCGTTGAAAAGGAATCGCTGGACACCACCGCTTTGGGCGCTACCTATCGTGCCAACGTCGGCGGTCTAATTAGCGGTTCCGGCACCTGCGAAATTCTTTACACCGCTTCTAGCTCGGACGAAACCAACGTCTTTATTGAACACGTCAATACGGCGAACGATGAGGGCTTGGCTTTGTTTGAGCTATTCCTTGACACCACTGGCACCAAGAAAATTAGTTTTGATGGTGTCATTACCTCGGCTGAATACTCTGCCACTGTCGGTGAGATCGAAGTCATTACCCTGAACTTCGTGACCAACGGCGCCATCACTCTGGACATCTGATCATGGCTTTTTATCGCGGCCAACAAGGCACCGTCTTCTTTGACAAAGCTGGTAGCGGCGGTCTGTCCGAGATCGCAGCAGTGCGGTCATGGTCTATGACCGTAGAAAAGGAATCACTGGATGTGACCGACCACGGCGACACATATCGTGCCAATGTGGGTGGTCTAATCAGTGGTTCGGGCACCATTGAACTGATGTATGACGCGCCGGGTTCAGGCGACAAACTTGACTTGATCAAGGATGTAAACCAAGCCACGGACGAGGCCGATGCAGCCTTTGAGCTGTACTTGGACGAGACTGGCGGTAAGAAGATTACCGGCACGCTTGTGGTGACAGGCTCTGAATACAGTGCTACGGTTGGCGAGATTGAAATTGTGACGGTTAACTTCGTCACATCTGGTGCTCTCACCCTTGGTATCTGATGCCTGCTGCTACACCCCGCGCCGTTGACCTGCTCACTGGCGCTTTTGATCTGAACCAGCGCCGTCGGTTTGACATCAAAAAAGCCGATGGCGCGGTTGTTCTGTCTTTGTATTTCAAGCCGATTACTCGTGCTGACCGCAAGCGTGCAACGACTCTTGCTGGCACAGATGAAGCATTGGAAATCAGTACGCAGATGCTGTGCCAGATGGCTGAGCTTGAGGACGGCACTAAAGCCTTTGCCGCTGCCGATGCAGCCAAACTGCAGCGCGAATTGCCTGAATCGGTGCTGAACGAGCTTGAGCTGTTTCTGTTTGGCTTGGGTGCCCCGCCGCTGCTGGACGAAGCAAAAAAAGACTAGAGGAAGACTCTTGGCTGTTCTTTGAGTTCTTCCTAGCGATGGAACTAGGTAAAACCGTCAGCGAATTACGCACTCAGTTGACGGAAGCCGAATTTGTAATGTTTGCTGCCTACCACGAGGTCAAGGCAAAGCGCGAAAAAGACGAGATGGACAAGGCCAACGCCAGAGCACGGCGATAGACTGCAAAGACAGGGTTAGTGCGTTGCTGTGGCCGTAGCTGTCGTCGACGTACAGGTAAATAGTCGTGGCGCGGTTGATCAGCTCCGTAATATCAACAATGCTTCAAAACAGGCACAGGCTGGTATTAGTGGCTTAACGGCTGGGGTTGGCAGACTTGCGGCTGGGTTTTCTGCGATTCAAGCGGCGCGGTTCGTGTTCGCCAAAACGGCGGAAATAGAAAGTCAAACAAAAAGCCTGCAGGTATTGACCGGCAGCGTGCAGCAAGCCAAGCAAATCATTCAGGAGTTGCAGCAGCTTGGCGCCGTAACGCCGTTCACCAGCACCGAGCTAATTGACGCTGCAAAACGATTGCAGGCATTCGGCGTTGCGACCAATGCCGTTGTTGAAACAACCCGCCGGTTAGCCGATGTTTCGGGTGCAACTGGCGCTGAACTGCAGGGGTTGGTTACTGCCTACGGTCAAGTGCAAGCCAAAGGGCGTTTGCAAGGGGAAGAACTGCTGCAATTCCAAGAGCGTGGCATCGCACTGCAAAAAGAACTGCAGGGCATGTACGGAATGAGTGGGGAGGAATTTAGGAAGGCGTTGGAGAAAGGAAGGTTTAGCGCCAAAGCTGTTGAGCAAGCCATTAAAAATTTGACAAGCGCAGGTGGCAAATATGCTGATGGTGCCGTTGCTCAATCAACAACGCTTCAAGGCAAATTCAGCACTTTGCAAGATGGCGTTGACGCCCTAGCAAGAGAAATTGGTAATACCCTTGCGCCATCTTTGAAAATTGCGCTTGATGATTTAACTAACTTTGTGAATGGATTTGTTCAAGGCTTGCAATACATGCAGGCTCAATACAATGCATTTTTGGCGAGTCTGCGTGGTAAAAATGCAGATGAATTGCAAGGGCAAATTGCAGGCATTAACAAATTTATTGCGGCGAACCAAGGCCAGCTAAATAAAATCCGCCCAGGCAGCCTTGCCGAAAAGCAAGTGCAAGCAAAATTAATTGAATTAAGAAAACTCCGTAGCAGCCTGCAAAAAGATTTAGATAAAACGCTTGGTCTTGTTGCTCCGCAGGGCAGATCAAGTCTTTTACCTACCACTCGTCCATCTACGGGCGCACCACCGGCATTGCTTGGCGAAACTGGGGGCGGCCAAGGTTCGTCGAAAGCCGCAAATGCTGCAAAACGATTGGCGGAAGAATTAAGACGGTCGGTTGAACAAGGCGACAATATGGGCCGTGAATTTAGCCGTCAAGTTTTACTTTTGAGCAATATTACCGATAAAGAAGAGGAACGCTATCGGATACAGTTTGAATACGAAGATCGCCTCCGTGAAATCAGCGAGCTGAAAAACAAAGAGCAGCAGGTAAACCTAAAGTCCTTAAACGACGAAATCAAGCGGCTTGAACTGCAAAAGTTAAACACGGAAGAGCTAAAGAAGCAAAACGAATTGTTTTATCAACGCGCAGGCTTGTCTCCTCAGATTCTTGGTGCTGGCGCTGGCGCATTCCGTACTGACATTGATTTGCTTGGACAACAAGAAAAAGCCCTTCAGGCTGTTTTGGATAAATACCCGCAAATTGGTGAAGCTGCTAATGCGGCAAGTCAGCTTGCAACTCAAGGCACATTGGAAATGATCAATGGCACTAAAACGGCGCAACAGGTTTTTGCTGACTTTTTAAACAGCATTGTTGATTTGCTGGTGAAGTCCGCAACGCAAATGATTGCCCAATACATCGCAATCGGTGTAGCGCGAATGTTTGCGGGCGTTGGCGGCACGGCTATTACGGCAGCGGGAAATCAATACGGTGCGTCTGCTTTTGGCGGTGCTGGTCTTGGTTCTGCTGGCTTTGGGCTCCCGTTCCTTGGTGCAAGGGCCAATGGCGGCTCCGTAATGGCTGGGCAGGGCTACCTCGTCGGTGAACGCGGCCCTGAACTGTTCATGCCGGGTCGTAGCGGTGGCATTGCTCCTTCCGGTTCCTTTAATGGCGGTGCAAACGTTGTCGTAAATGTTGATGCCAGCGGAACCAGCGCCCAAGGTAACGGTGGCCAAGCCAATCAACTAGGCAAAGTAATTGGTGCCGCTGTGCAGGCAGAATTGATTAAAC